GCTAATTTTGTTGTTTCTGTACTTCGCAACAACCGAATATGGATAAGCCGTTATATCTAGAACAGTAAACGCTGAGTAATCTCCACCTACCCCTCTAGAAGTATCAGCTATCAGCATGTATATGTGTTCTTCTTCTGGTTCTACAAATATATCCAATCCATCCTTAGTATATACATAAGGTTTAACGGACATTTTTCCAATAGTATCTGGGTTGATTAGTGTGTTAGACGAACCTAGGAAATTACATAAAACCTCTTGATTAAACTTAAGTTCGCCAAGCATGGCTTTTTGTTCTTCAGCCCACTTATCATCTCTACCTGGGATTTTATTGTAAGGGATAAACATTGGAACGAATCCATTTAATCCCTGTTCCGCCTCATTCCAAAATTTCCAAAAATGATTATAACCCAACGGAGTAGATGTTAGAAGAATCTTTGTGGTAGTACCCGCAGAAATTGTCGGATAAACAGATGTAAAGAATTCTTCTGCCACATTATTTGGGATAATTGCCGCCTCGTCAATATATAACCAATTTACAGATTTACCTCGAATACCAGAAGTACTTGTTGCTGCTGTAAATACTTTGGATCCGTTTTCAAGTTCGATGTCGCCCTTGTTAAATGTCTTTACCCCCTGTTGCATCCATATTGGAAGCATCTCATACATCAATTCATATCGAGATAAAACCTCGCGAGCTGCGGATGACTTATTAGCCAGAATAGCAACTGTTTTATTTTCCTGAAATAAAGTATACCACAGAATACATGCTGCAGCTGTAATAGTTTTACCTTGTTGGCGTCCTTCCATCAGAATCACTTTACGATTATTTAGAATAGTATGTACTTTTTCTTTTTGGCAATCGTATAACTTAAATGGTATTAATCCCCTATCTAATGAAACAATCTGACAAAAGTTTTCTATAAAATATACGGGATCCTGACTACACTTAATGATCTCCGCTACCTGTTCTTTGGTATACGATATGGTAGTACCAATTTGTTTTAAATTAGGATTACCATTATAGGATGTGGGTTTATTGCTCAATTATATTACCATTATCTTTATGTTGTTTCAATGCTTTAAATAGTTCTGCAGTTGAACCAGCAAACACTACATTATTTTGAGTACCAATTTTTTGTTGGGGATCGTCTGCTTTCAATTCTTTAACTTGTTTTTGTAGATTTAAAAGATCCTTCGATACATCAGACATAGTCTTCATGAATTGCCCTGCAACTTCATATGTTCTAGGATGCTCAGAACTTTTGGATAACTCAATAAGATCATCTAATGTGGTTTCGCCCTTCATTAGAAGTTTTCTCATAGTTTGTCTTGCTAATTGATAATCGTCTTCCTGATCTATTTCCTTATTAGAATTCATTGCCTCGGGAATGGCAGTTAGTTCCATAGGTTTTTCTGTCATAGGATCTAAATTAAATAGATTATTTAGTTGTTCAATATTTTTCATTTAAAAATCTTCAAAGGTACTAAGATAAGTAACATTGCCGTCCGGAATAGTATTTGCTAAATCTCCGGTGCCTTGTACTATTATTCTAGATTGTTGAGATGTTAATGCCGCATCTCTAAATGTATTAGTTGTAACTCTATTAATTATTCCCTGTTTACTAACAGGCCCATAGAAATTAAGTTTCATCACAAAGCTCAATGTCCACATAATTGCTCGGCGTGTTGTCATATCGCCTTCATAATCATCAACAAACCCAATGGAAGTTAATATTATAGGAAGGTCATTATTAATAGACAATTCTGGAATCGCATGGATTGTTAAGTTATAATCAGGATTAAAATAAGGTAAAATTTGTTCTATAATTTGTAGACCATCATCTTGATTCTTAGCATAGATATAAAGTAATACATTTATATTATATGGCGTGGGTGCATACTGAGCAGACGCAGTTGTTGAACTGTTAATAGTTCTACTTTGTTGCATTGGGCTAATTTTTCTGTTAGGATCATAATCAAGCGAAACCATTTCAAATCCCATTCTGGGAAGAATGACTTGAAAATTAGTATTATCTACATTGGGCTGTTGCTTAATTTTAGCCAAGAATTTTTGTTGAGGAGAATATGCCAATGGCACTCGTTGTAGTTGCACTACATTGCCTGCAGCATCTTTGCGTTCAATAGTAATATTATTGAACATATTACCAAACGCAACAATTGCTTTACGTATGGTACCCCAGTAAAATCTTTGATCTAACATTATTGGAATACCTCACCAAAAGGATTTCTTTCAGAAAAATCTAGAACATCTCTTCCTTCGTCAGTAAATGATTCATTCTGAGCACCAATTTGGACATGGCCACCGGTTGCTAAATTATAATCTTCTAATACTATAGGTGTTAGTGCATTTGTTTCAAATAACAAAGCATCGCCTGTTTCTAACAATAACTGATGAGCGTCTATATCTAATGTGGCATCTGCAGTTAAACTATCAATCTCATAAACACCCGTATTGAATCTTTCATTAGAGAACTGATATAATTCGCACATCATTTTGAATACGTATAATTTACCGATCTGATAGAATGGTTCTTGACCTTCAACCTTACGTATTTCAAAAAACGATTTAGATTTTGGAAAGAATATTATATCGCCTTCCGCAGGGCGAGGAAGTATAGTTACATTCTGAGAACCAATTACATCTGTCCATCTTCTTCTTGATACTATAAAATTGCCGGTGTCTCGAATTTCCAAACCAAACTTAGACATCAATTCACCGTCTCCTTGAAACCCCATAGTGTTTTCCAAATACATCTCAATCGGAAAAGCATAATCAAAAGTGTTTAAAGGATCTTCCGATAAAATAGAATCCAAACTGTTAGACTTACGTGGCAAGTAATAGACCTCAAAGCCATAAATCTTCATGGATTCGATCATTAAGTCCTCGTACAGATTCTGTTCAGAAGACCTACCTATTGTCCCACCGGATTGAAAATAAGGGTTAACGGTTGCCATAATTCTATTGACTTTCTATTGACTCGGTGTTATCATTTACTATGTACCCCGGTTAATAAAATACTTAAAGTTTATCCTGTAAAGAAATCTACAGGTAATTCGAATCTAGATTGCATTTCAGTTTCTATCTGTGTTATCTCAGTTAATGCATCTTGATAAATCTGATCCGCATTAATTGTTACTCCTCCAGGAAGTTGTACTCCGTTAAACTTCTTTAGGTTTTCTCCCCATTGCCGTTTAATTAAAGCAGTACAATATCTCTTAAGGAACATATCGTTATATACATCTCTATATGTTTCTGGATCTAATATTCTGTAACATTCTACAATAATGAAATCTCCGGCAACAGCATCTGCTCCCCAATCCATATCAATATATAGACGATTCATATGTCTATTAAATCTTATAGGTTTAACTCCCACTAAAATTTGGTTAATTAATTCTAGTTCTTGTTTAACCTGATAAAAGTAAATAATATTGGTAGACATCAAACTATATAGGTCGTTCAATAAAATTTGGTATCTGATACTAAACATATTAGTACCATCTGATCTATTACTAAACGGTAAAACACGGCTTACTCCAACTACTGCATCGGGTACTGAAATATATTGATTAGTTATATCGTCGGTTGTAAATTGGTGTTTGAGGTATACCATTTCCACAGCATCATAATGATATTCTCTATAAAATTGAAACGCATCATCTATACGATCTTCAATTTGATTTTCCTCAACGTTTATTTCAATAACAGGTGCGCCTAATCTGCGTAGGCAATAATCTTTTAAACCTTCTCTGGTTGTTACGGTTGCCATTATCGAGTTACTCCTAGGTTAACTGTTGCAATACCTTCTTGTATTCTTATTGTGGTATTTGCAGTATTAGCTGTTATATCATATACATATCTTCCGTCTAGATTTGCGGTTTGAGATACAGTTAAAGATATAGAAATGTTACCATTTGCTGCGTCAGCTAATACTGTGGTGAAAGAAACAGCATTTGCTGAATAGTAGGATTTTCTTAGTTGAGCTTTCACATCATAGCCAACCAAAGATATAGGTGTTTTTGAGATGTCTAAATGTTGAGCATAGTCGGTAAAAGATGCTCTTTGATCTATGGTTATATTTTTATTCGTTGCCATTGTAGTATTTATTAGTTAAATCTTCCGTAATAAACTCTATAGGATATTGAGATTGCATCGTCACCTATTGCAAATCCAGAAGTTCCCTTATCAAAATTATTGGTACATATAAAATTCAAACTTCCTTGATCTTCTACACAATCCAAAATTGAAGTACCCAATAAAGTGCCTGTAGATTGTTCTGTTATACGTCTTAATACTGTTGATCCTAATGAGGGTAATACTTTACTTCCAGTATCAGCAATACCTCCAGATATTTTTATTAATGGAAATATAAAATTATTTGCATTATCCGATGATATATAAGTATTTGCTAATGTTACTAAAGTATCTATTCTTGACAAAGTTTGTTGTCCGACTGTTAATGATAAAGTAGGTATAATAACATTACCAGTAATTTCGTGTA